GACGAGGAAGGGTAGATGATTTAGATGGGCCGCTGTTCATGTCAGCACCCATGCCCATAGCTTGCGCCATCTCTGCGAAGTTCGCAGTGTTGAGTGTTGCAATTTCTGTTGTCATATCAGACCTCCTGTTGCTCAAGCCAGTTTACACCAAGTTTAGCCTCTAATAAAAGGGGTACGTTGAAATTTATTTTAAATTTATTGTCAATGATTTCTTTCAGGTCACCATTAACTGACGCAATTACACCTATTACCTGTGCCTCTTCATCAGGATGTATGTCGATAACGATTGAGTCATGCACACTGTTCACGATACATGATTGCATGTCAGCCATACGCTTGTGTATCTCAATCAATACGACAGGGACAATGTCAGCGGTAGCGAATGACTGCACAGGATAGTTCTTAATTGCTGTGAAGTTAGTCACTGTGCCATTCTTCCTGCGCTTCACATCGGGGAATGAGAACTCCCTGCCACTAGGTGTAGTGATCTTCTTGTACGTAAGAACTTCCTTGGCTAATTCTCTGTGCCATCTGGCGATTCCTTTGTACTTCTCTGTGAAGTGTTCGTAGTATCGTGCTTCGGCTGATGTTCTTCCGTAGCCTGTTGCTCCATAGAGCGGTGCAAACGTGTGTGCCTTCGCATCCTGTCTGCTAGTCTTCTGACCCGCTTCCGAAATGACTTGTGCTGTGTATGAGTGGACATCAAAACCCTCCGCTACTTCTTTCATTGCTACTTCATCTTGTGACAGGTACGCCGCTACACGGAACTCTAGCTGAGCGAAGTCAGCCTCCATGATCTTACCTCCTGCAAATCGGGAGATGAACACCCGTTTTACAGGAAATGTACCACCACGTGGCATGTTCTGCATGTTGGGATCACGCCCTGAGAACCTGCCAGTAGATGTCATGTGCTGAGTAAGACGTACATGCAGTTTGTTATCTCGCTTAGTGAAAGTACTAATGCCATCAACGAAACTGGATAGATATGTATCCACTGCTGAAAGCCTAGTCAGCTTAGATAAAAACGATGCGGCCTCATCCATACCCTTACCAACAGACACAGCACGTAGGTACTCTAACTTATCCTTACTGGTACTGAATCCATTTGCACTGTGCCATTTAGCAGAGGGTGCACTGAACTTCAGCCCCGCTAACTTGGGTAACTCCTTGAGTACATAGCCCCTACCGATGCATGTGCCGCACTTAGATGACTTCTTAAAGTCACTGCCATCTTTCTTCTTCTTGAAGAATGTACCATTGCCCCTGCAGTCAGAACACTTGTGCGCCTTGGTGCGTCGCACTGGAACACTTGACTCATTAACAAAACGTCTGAAGTCAGTAGGACTCATGTATGGATCAGCATCATTGGCCCATTGTGTTTTGTTCAATGGCTTACGTGAGTAGATCACCCATGATAACTGCTCAGGTGAGTTGAGATTGATCGGGGTATCACCCATAAGGGATAAGACAGACGCATTTAAATCACGAATAAGTGATAATTTTTCTGCCTCAAACTCTTCGCGTACCTGCTCAAGGGCATCTGTATCCACTTCAAATCCATTTTGGTAGATACGAGCGAGAAGAACACATGTCTCCATTGTCAGGTCAGTCACAGTGTGTAGACCTCTGTTTGCATCCTCTCGCATATCAAGAGACTGCTCATAGTAAAGTGCCATAGTAGTTCTCAGATCATCGTATAGATACTCTTTAAGTTCTGCGTACGGAATCTTGTCTACTGTGTACCCGTCCTTGAGATACTTCTTCAGTGTGTCCTGCTTCTTAACTGGTAAATCCCTGCGCTCAGCGACTGCCTCAAGAGACAAGGGCTGTTTAACACCACGCTGTAAAAGGTACTCACCTAACATGGTATCCCACACTGGGCCATTGTAAGTAAAATTAGTCTGCCAGATCCACAGTAAATCGTGTGGGGCATTGTGTGCAATCAGGAGAGTTGTCTTATCCAATATGCTTTGGATCTCTTCACAGTCCTTCTTGCGATCTTCGTACTTACAATCGTACTCTGTGTGATCAAAGGTATAATGCCTAGGCTCCTCACCTTCAACCTGTATGCCGACCATAACTAAACTATTCTGCGGCTCATACGGATCAAGGTGTAACTTACCATCCCTTTTGATCACTGTGTTCTCAACGTCAAGAACTATTTTCATTCTTGTGCCTCTCTAAATATTCGACAGCCCGTTTTATCCTGTCGATGTTATCTTTAAATGCGCCTAAGCCAGAATTACAATGATGGCATACCCATCCCCGGAATGTTTCAGTTTCATGGCAGTGGTCTAAGACCCACTTCTGTAATTTTGTTTGTCTAGACATGGATATCTCATCCATATGTCTATCGCAAATAGGGCACTCATAGTCTTCGTCGGGGTAATCATACTGAGATCTTAGTGTACTTACCAATGCAGAATGATTTCTACGACATGTATTGCACATCCTTTTGATCTCTCCAGATGGCATTATTTGGAACTGGCTTGATGGCTGAGCGAAGCCGCACTTATTACAAGTGATGGCATCCTCTCCGCAATACTCCTCCGTGAACCCAAACATGTCTTCCTGCATACGGTCATACCTCGTATCGCCCAATATAATAATTCAGGTTACATGTAATACGCCCATGCCACCCAGTTAATTTATTCTTTGCGACATTGATGTGTCGGGTAAACCCATCATCTTCAACACCCTCAACAGGTGCATCTTTAGCTACAAGTAGCATCAGGTCAGCCTCACTGGCCTTGCCTGTCTTACTACCCTCCATCATAGACTGGTTAAGATTAGTACGCCCCTCTGCCTCAGCACTTAGCTGTGACATGTAGAAGATTGCACAGTTATATTCCTTGGCTATCTGTCTAGCGTGGATAGCACAGAGCTTGAGTCCTTCATGTGATTGATCCTGAGCGAACTTGTCACCCATATCTAACACGACGATGTCAGGCTTGTACGACTTACATACTTGCTCTACCCAATTCATGTTCTGCCCAGTAGACTCTTTGAGCTTGATGTTTGCACTTAGCTTGTTCCAACGAGCATGTGCCTCACGGGGATTCTTCCTGATCTCCTTCATGGTCATACCAGTTACCGCTGTCAGGTAACGTGTACCGACACGGTGATAGGCTTCCTCGTTACAGAGCACAACACACTTGGCACCCTGTGATGCAAAGCCATTAGGTCCTGCGATTATTGATGCGTGGAAGGATGTCTTCCCTGTGTTAGGGCGAGCACCACCTACGACTAAGTGTCCTGCATTCACACCCTCAACATGCTGTGCAAGTGTAGGTAAGTTGAACTTCCAACGTGCCTCTTCATCATCCTTCTCAAGTAATGTCTCAAGGGAGATGTCTTCCCATTCAATGTTTAGGTCAGGTAAAAAGTCATTACGATGGTTGTCAAGTATCCTACGCAGTGGCTCTAAAGTTACGTCTTCATTGTTTACGTAATCAAAAGACAGGTTGTACAATTGTGCACCCACATCTTTCTGGAACAGCATAGACAGAATCTCATTGGCTACATCCGCACCAATAGGATCTACATGCTTCATTTTATTAAAGTACGATTTGTATACGTCTTCTTGGGCAGTGGTCAGTCCTTTCTCACTAGCTAAGAACAATCCCTCGATCTCACTCACTGTTAAGTCACGCTTGTACTTATCCATTGCATGATCAATCAGTGTCTTGATCTTGCCCATGTCCTTGCTGAATAAACGATGTGGGCATCTGTCACCCTTGTACTCATCGTAGAACTTCTTATTCAGTAGGCTCTTCAGTAGTGCCAGTTCCATTCTTATCTCCTCCAAATATCTTGTCCCAGTTATCACGGTATGCGTCAGAATTTTTTACACGTGTCCTAGAACCTTTCCCACCTTCCCATGAACCACCCTTGGGTTTGTCACGGTTCTTTATCCAATCCTGATTACGATCATTCATGGAGTCACGCCAGTGCTTAGTCATTACACTCTCCTTTAATACCAGCCCATTGCACGACCGAAGCCGAACACGTTAATGCACACGAAGTACGATGTCAATAACAATACCCATGCCGCACCTCTACGGTAGCTAGCATACACTTGTGCAATCACACCTACAAAAGAAACTGGGTACACCACCCTCATGTCAGGCGCACTCGCATTGATTGCTAGGTACATGCTTGCCGCTACTGTGAACACGAAGCCTACCAGTTCAAGCCAGAAGGCTTTGCGATCACTTCTGTAACTGGTTACCCAGAACTCACTGATTTTGTTCATTCCTGTGGATCACTGCCGGGGTACACATACTCAGGTACGTTGTACTTCTTTATCGCTTCTTCTAGATCGTAGTAGTACACAGCGGCAGGCACAGGCTTGCCCTGCTTAGGTGCGAGGTCATCAGCCATCGACTTCCATTTGGAATACCCAAAGGTGTCATCCGCCATGTCAGCTTCGTTCGCAAGGAACAAAGCCCACAAGTAAGCGCACTCACCAGTTAATCCAATGCCATCACCCTGCCACAACAATGGCCTCTCAACGTAGGG